GCCAGATACGTCTCAAACATATACCCTGGTCTACTGGCGCATGCGCCGCATTCAAGACGCTGGCAACGGCGTTAATGACTTTGACCTACCGTTCCGGTTCCTGCCCTGCCTGACGGCTGGGCTTGCGTACTACTTGGCTCTGAAGATTCCTGAGGCTCTGCAACGGGTTGAGATGCTCAAGGCCATGTATGACGAAGCGTTCGTAGCTGCTGCTGGAGAAGATCGAGAGAAGGCTGCTCAGCGGTTTGTGCCGCGCATCATGCAGATTACGTAATGGGCAACAGGTTCTCTTCTGGCAAGTTTGCGATTGCGGATTGCGACCGGTGCGGCTTTCGCTTCAAGTTGTCACAGCTACAGAAGCTCGTAGTAAAAGGCGATATAAAGAATATTAAGGTCTGTAAATCCTGCTGGGATCCAGACCATCCGCAGTTGATGTTGGGTATGTACCCGGTTGAAGACCCACAGGCAGTTCGTGAACCGCGCCCGGATTTGTCTTTGTATCCAGATTCGCCGTCGCGTGATATTCAGTGGGGTTGGGAGCCGGTTGGGCTGGACGATCCTTTTGGTTTAGTAGACAATAACTTAGTTGCCAATGGTGCTGTTGGCACCGTGACAGTAACCACTTCGTGAGGTAAATATGGAATACAAACAACCCAAGCCAGTCCCCGTTCCTAACACGGCTGGCTATCCAAACAACGTGCCCAACACCCAGACGGTTAAAACCCGTGGTACCGGCGCCGCAACCAAAGGCACTAAGTCTAGCCAGAAGCTTGCATAAATGAACTACAGTCAGCTTTCACAAGCTATCCAAGATTACGCTGAAAACACGGAGTCGACGTTCGTCTCCCAGATCCCTACGTTCGTCAAGCAGGCGGAGCAGCGGGTGTACAACTCTGTGCATCTGCCCAACCTACGCAAGAACGTGACTGGCGCGACGACTTCCGGTAATAAGTACTTGGCTACGCCGACTGATTGGTTGGCTGACTTCTCTTTGGCGGTTGTTGATGGCGACGGTAACTACGAGTATCTACTGAATAAAGATGTCAACTTCATCCGCCAAGCCTTCCCCTCGCCTGCAACCACGGGCGAACCCACGCACTACGCCATCTTTGACAACACCTCGTACATTCTTGGGCCTACACCGAACGCTGCTTACACGGTTGAGCTGCACTATTACTACTACCCGGAGTCTATTGTTACTGCTGGCACATCTTGGCTGGGGGATAATTTTGATTCTGTCCTGTTGTATGGCTCTTTGCTGGAAGCGTATACGTTCATGAAGGGCGAGACAGATGTTATCCAGGGGTACCAGAAACGGTACGATGATGCGATGGCGTTGTTAAAACAGCTTGGCGATGGTAAGAATAGGCAAGACACTTATCGTTCTGGGCAAGTTCGGGTACCGGTGAGATGATCGAAATGCAAAGCCCAATCCTGTTAATGAAGGTCGATGTGGCCACTACCAACAACCGAGGGTTTACCCCAGAGGAGCTGGCGGAGCAGGCTGTTAACAAGATTGTTTATGTCGGGGCTAACTCGCACCCGGCTATCCGCGAGCAGGCTGAAGCTTTTAAAGAGTCTGTTCGCCACGTAGTTTTGATGTATTTGCAGCAAGCGGTTCAGTCCAACAAGACAACCATTGCTAATCGTTTAACCCAGGCAGGCCACCCTGAGCTTGTCAAACTTTTGGAGAACTAAAATGGCTGGATTGACCCAAGCACTCTGCACCTCGTTTAAAGTCGAACTTCTGACGGGTACGCACAACTTCACGGCTTCTACTGGTAACACCTTCAAGGTTGCCCTGTTCAAGGCCAATGCTTCGATCGTCGGTACTTACGGTGCTGCTACGACCAACTACTCTGACATGACCGGCAACTCCGATGAGAACACCGGCACAGGCTACACGGCTGGCGGTAACACCCTGACCAACGTAACGCCCACTTCGTCTGGTACGACTGCATTTACGGACTTTGCTGACACCACTTGGTCTTCGGCAACCATTACCTCCCGTGGCGCCATGATTTATAACAGCTCGGCTTCTAACAAGGCTGTTTGCATACTGGACTTTGGTTCGGACAAGACGTCTACTTCCGGCGACTTTTCAATTATTTTCCCTGCTGCAGACGCATCCAACGCTATTATCCGCATTGCGTAAAGATGAGAGACCCAGCTCATCATGGCTAACGCTTATGTTTCGGGCTGGGGTTACAGTGGCTGGGGCACTGGTGTTTGGAGTGGGGATGACAACCTACAAGCAAACGCTGAGGTAGGTTCGGTAACAGTTGCTGTAAATGCTGTTGTACTAGTATCTGGAGTTGAAGGCAGTACAGCCGTAGGCAGTGTAGAAGTAGTAGGCGTTGGCAGCGTAAATGTAACGGGTGTTCAAGGCACTACGGCTCTAGGCGATACCGGTGAAAGAGGTGGCGCAGTTGTTGTAGAAGATGGTGTCGAAGGCACCACGGCTCTTGGTGAGGTCGTAGCGTACGGCGGAGCCGGGGCGGCAGTAGATGGGTTGCAGGTCATTAGCAGCCTGGGTTCTGTGAGTATTACCGGGGCTGCGGCAGTAAGTTTGACCGGCGTAGCCGGCACCGGGGTTCTTGGCAGTGTATCTATTCAGATCCCCATAGCGGTAGCAGTAACTGGAATTGAAGCCACTTCAGCGCTGGGCAGCGAGACTGTTGAAGCTGATGCAGACGTAGTAACTACCGGGTTTGGCTTAAGTGGCTCGGTCGGTTCAGTCTCTGTTGTGGCTGGGGCGAATGTAACGCCAACAGCGGTTGAGGGAACGGCAGTTCTTGGCAACGTCATCCCCTACTCCAACAACAGAATCCCTGTAACTGGCTTTGATGTATCTACATCGCTTGGCTCGGTCACGGTTAACGTTAAAACAAATGCGCTAGTTACTGGGTTAGCGGCAACTGGAGGAGTAGGAAACGTGCTGATTTGGGGGCAAATAGATGACGGACAGTCCGCAAACTGGCAAAATATTAACGACGCGCAGTCGCCCGGTTGGACGACTGTAAATGATAGCCAAAGCCCGGGGTGGACCCGGATAGCGGCGTAGGAGATTTGAATGGCTAGTACATATTCATCGCTGCTTCGGATCGAGCTGATTGCTAATGGTGAGCAGTCCGGTACCTGGGGCACTACAACTAACACCAACCTTGGCACCCTGATTGAGACGGCCATCGCTGGTACGGCTTCGGTTGATGTCACTGCGGCTAACGTAACTCTGACGGCCAACGACGGTTCTTCAGACCAAGCCCGGTGCATGATTCTGAACGTCATCGGTACCCCCGGTGTAAGCCGTAACATCATCGCCCCCTCGTCCTCCAAGTCCTACATCGTCAAGAACGGATCTGATGGCGCTGTTGTGGTCAAGGGTTCGGCTACTACCGGTGTAACGATTGCGGTTGGCCAAGAGGCTCTGATCTTCTGGAACGGCTCTGACTTTGAGATGGTCGGTCTGGTTGGCCCAGCAAGTTCTACCGACAACGCCTTTGCCCGCTACGACGGTACGACTGGTAAGGTAATCCAGAACTCCACCGGCGCCACCCTGGATGATACGGGTGCGGCAAGCTTTACCGGCTCTGTGGTTGTGGCTGGTACTTCGGCTTCTGCGGCTTCTGTTGCGCTGTATGAGGACACGGACAACGGCACTAACTACGTGGCCCTGAAGGCTCCGGCCTCTGTGGCTTCTAACTTGACGCTGACTTTGCCGTCTGCGGATGGTACTTCTGGGCAGGTAATTCAAACGGATGGCAGCGGGAATCTTTCTTTTGCAACCCCGTCTGCTGGTGTAACTACAGGTAAGGCCATTGCAATGGCCATGATCTTCGGATTCTAAGGAGCATTAAATGGCTAACCCAAATATTGTTAACGTAGCAGCTATCTACGGCAACAACTCAACCACGGCGCTGTCTTCAACCAGCGCCACTTCCATCATCAACAATGCGGCTTCGAGCGGCAAGGTCTACAAGGTCAACTCGATTGTTGTGGCTAACGTAGACGGTTCCTCGGCGGCTGATATCACCATCAACATCTACTCCCAGGATGATCTGGGCGGTACGGCCTATGCGATTGCTTCGACGATCTCTGTGCCTGCTGATGCTACGCTGGTTGTGACGGACAAGACCACGTCGTTTTACCTGAAGGAAGATCAGTCTGTTGGTGCTACGGCTGGTACGGCCAATGACCTTGTGGTCACTGCAAGCTGGGAAGAACTGAACTCCTAAGGAATCAGCATGGGTCTTAACCAATATCCTGGTAACGTAATAACCGCCAATAAAACTTCGCCGACCGTTGAGTCGGCTTCTGGTGTTTGGACGATCGAAGAGGCTTACCAGAACATTCGTAACTGGCCCATGGCCCTGAAC